CTGAGCCTCGTTTCGCTTCCGGCAGTTCCGGCGATCATGCCAGCGACGGATGGATTTGATGATGAAGACTTCGCAGCCGGAGATCAGACCGAGGACGACGAGTAACCATGGGCCTCTCGCGCAACGATCTCAAGATTGCGGCCATGCACGCCTCCGGTGCTACACGAGAGGCACTGGAGGCCATTGCGGGCGAAGGGAAGGGCAGCGGGAATCCCGTGTACCAACACAAGCGGGGCGAAATGACTAGCACAGAGCGGCGGTACGAGGATCAATTCCTCAAGCCGCTGCTCCAGGTTGGGATGCTCAAAAGCTACAGCTACGAAGGGGAGCGTATCCACCTGGCGGCGCGGTCCTTCTACACTCCAGATTTCGTGAGCATCGACCGCGACGGCGTGAAGACCTATCACGAGTGCAAGGGCAGCGGCCCGGTGCGTGAGGCGAGCGCTGTACGGTTCAAATGGGCGGTAACCCTGAACCCGGATTGCCGTTTCGTCTGGGCGCGGGAACGACGGGCAAAGGACGGCGGCGGATTCAAGGTCGAAACGATTGAGCCGCGAACGCGGCGGGGAGAGTGAGATGCAAGAACAACATTTTGAAGATTTGAAACATGTGTTCACGGATGAACTGATTGCGGACCAGGCCAAGAAAGCCACGAAGATCCTCGATCAGTTAGTGGAAGGCAACAAACTCCTGAGCCTGCCAGAAGACGAATTCCAATGTTTGCTGGCGTTCCGAAAGTGGAAGTCGTCAAGCGACAGGGCAACGGGCGTGTTTCATTGGCGGGTTAGGGGCAAGCGGCGGGGAGAGTGAAATGATCCAATACAACATTCTTGCGGCGCTGAAGCCGTTTGCCGATGCCTGGGACGAATACGTGCGCGATGGTGGGCCCGACGGCAAGGCGAGTGCCGAGATTCTGTTCCGGCCGGATAGCGAGTTCATCGCGGCAAGCAACGCGATGCGAGATGCCGAGGACGTCCGAATCAAACAGCCAATGAGCCCCGAGTCGCGAGTCTCGGTACTGGAAGACGCGCTCACCAACGCGAAGATCGCCCTCCGCATGTCCCAGGCGCGGGAGTGCAAAACGCGCGGCGTGATCGACGCGCTGCTCCAGGACGGCGAGATCTCGGAGTCGGCGAGGCGGGATCTGATCGCAACGCTGGCCGGGGATGCGCAGTGCGAGCACGCGGCGGATGTGTGCCGGATGCGGGAGGCGCTGACGAAATGCCTCAAATGCGTCGAGTGGCAGGAGAGGGAAGTTGGGGGCGCTTCGCGTGCCGGTGATCTGGCCCGTGCAGCCCTCGTCGCCTCCGGGCCGTGCGAGTGCGCCGCCGAAGTGGAGCGACTAAAGGCGATCCTACGCAAAATCGAAGAGCGGGCCACGCGAGACTTAGCCGAGCCGGTTGATACGGCAACCTTGATGGCGATTGCCGACATGGCGGCGGAAGGCGGCGGGAAATGAGCGGTATCTACAAAGGCCCAGATGGGCAGGATCTCTTTGGGGATGATTACGAAGTGCCGAGCGGCGCGGTGATCTACACGCCTGCTCCGCAACCGGAAGGTCCATCCGCACTGGAATCGCTTGCGGCAATTGGCGTGGCATCACAAGACGCAATTGCTCTCCGCGCCGAGGTCGTCCGCCTGACCGCCGAACTCGCGGCGGTATCTGAAGAACGTGCCCAAGCCCGTCATGCGTTCAGCGCGGCTGTTCTAGGGAAGGCCGCTGCCGAACATGCGCTCGCTCGTGTTTGCGAGGAGCGGGACGGGCTGGCGGCGGCGCTGGAGAAAGCTCCCACGTTAGCGGTTGAAGCGATTGTCGATTATTGCCGAGTGGCAAATCGCCGATGTGGCATCGAGTTACAGGATGCGGTCGTGTTGCAAATGCAACAAGCCCTATCCGATCCCGCCGCCATCCTCGCCCGCATCAAGGCCGAGGGGCTTCGTCGCATCATTGCCGACATGGAGAATAAGGGCGCTCAGATGATCACGATTGCCACACTTCGACGCATCGCAAAGGAGGAGTCAAGTGCCACTGTATGAATGCTCGAAATGCCACGCGGTCGAGAACACCGCGCTAACTAACTTCTGGTGGAAAACGAACGGAGAGGGCGCTCCCGCGCTCTGCTCTGAATGTGACCCAGGGATCGGCGTTTGGCATGGCAGATTCCCGAAGATCACCGTCGCTGAGTATCGAGCGCAGAATGCAAACGGCGAGATTAAGTACCCAGTGCTCGACCGCCTTGCCGAGCAAGCCGGGAAGGAGCAGGACAATGGCTGATCTCACCTTCAAGCGCATGGACGCGGCGATCCGGCGTGTGCTTTTCGCCGACGATCCACTCTATGACGTAGTTACGCCAGTAGACCGCGCCATCTACCTCGCCGGGATGAAGGCGGCGGCTCAGGTTTCCAATTGGAAGCATGGACAGTGGATTCCATCGGAAGATGCGCTTTCCATCCGCGCCGCCGTGAAGCGGCTCAATAAGGAGATGCGCGATGCCAAGTGACACTCGCCCCTGCCCCCGATGCCTCGCCGAGAACCCGCCCGACGAGATGTGGTGCCTGGTGTGCGGGACGCCGCTGGAGGTGGAGGAGTGAAAGCCCTTTCTATTCGCCAGCCTTGGGCATGGCTCCTGATTCACGGAACCAAAGACATTGAAAACCGCGATTGGTGGACAAGCGTTCGTGGACAGGTCGCCATCCATGCGGCTAAGGGGATGACTCGGTTCGAGTATGAGGACGCTGTTGACTTCGTACGGCGCTTTGATCCCAATCTCGCCGAATGCATTCCGCTTCCAAAGGAACTTGAGCGTGGGGCAATCATCGGGACGATGGTCATTCGCGACTGCGTGAGTAATAGTAAGTCGCCTTGGTTTCAGGGCCGCTATGGCTTTGTGATGGACACGCCGGAACCGTGGGATGCGTTTCCCTGCTCTGGCGCTCTTGGGTTCTGGGAAGTGCCGGAGAATGCGTTCGAGCCGGAACCAGGCGGTGCCGCATGACCCGCCATCTCCCCCTCGCCCGCCCGCTCTCCATTGTGCCGATCACGTTAGCCGAAGCTAACGCCTTCGTGAGTCTGCATCATCGCCACCATGCGCCGGTTCCCGGTTGCAAGTTCTGCGTGGCCGTACAGGACGATCAACCGCATATCGTAGGAGTCGCCATCGTTGGCCGGCCAGTCTCCCGGATGGCTGATAACGGTTGGACGCTGGAAGTCAATCGCACCTGCACGGACGGAACCAAGAATGCGAACTCCATGCTGTACGGCGCTTGCAGGCGCGCCACGTTCGCGCTCGGCTACCGCAAGCTAATCACATACACGCTGCCAGAAGAAGGCGGGACATCTCTGCGAGCTGCCGGTTGGGTCTGTCTCGGCGAGGCTGGCGGCGGCAGATGGAGCCGCGAGAGTAGAGCGCGAGTCGATACGCATCCGTTGCAAGAAAAGCTGAAGTGGGAGGTTGCGGTATGAAGTCCCTACGCCCGCCCGCTCCACCCCCCCGCGCCGAAGCCTACGCTGGCGCCTGGCGGGGCTGGGTGCTGCGCAACCGGCAGAGATTCGAGCGGGGCGGGTGGTTGGAGGCGCAACCGTGAACCGCGCTCGCCACATCTACGTCTCCCCATCCGGCCATACCTGCCCCGTCTACCATCGCGCGGACGTGAGGCTCCGGCCGTCCGGCAAGTTGTACCAGCACTCTATGGGGCCTGCTGGCGGTCCCGTTCCCGTGGCGTTCGCGGTGTGCCGAGGGAGCAATGGGCCAGCGGAGGCCAACGTGGGGCTTGCGGGCGTGGCCGACGCGCACTTCGCCGCGGTCAGAAAAGAGCTTGAACGCGATGAGTCTTGAAGAAGAAATAGTCATATTGCGCGAGGCCCTGACGCGGATGCAGCGGGAGTCGAACGCTCTACTTGAGAAGTATCGGAGTGTGAAGCGGTCCAACGAGTGGGCAATGCGTGACAACCACTTGAAAAACTTGGAACTTGATGCGCTCTACCATGTCTGGTGCGACGGCAGCTGTAAGGGTGGGTCGCTGCGATTTGGGGGCGGGCACCGCGGCCCGCTATCGGAAGAGGTTGTGAGGATGGCCGAGACGAACACGCAGCGGCTTCGAAGACGTTGGAATAATCTTGCGGCCAGAGCAGCGCGAAAGGCGATGGAACGCGATGAGACGTAACGCTTTATCATTGAAATGCGCAGCGGATCGGCGCATACTATCTGTGTCGGAACCACGCGCTTGCAACGCGCCGACGCAGAACGCGGGAATCAACGGGGCGGTACTCCATTTTGCCGCCCCACCCGCACAGCCTATGGAGGGCTGACGATGACAATCATTGACCCGATTGACGAAACCGACTTGTTCGGGAATCCGACTGCGTCCGGCTGCAGGATTGACCGAGACGGCCTCGCAGCGCTCTTAGGTTCTGTGCTGGCAGGCATGACGCTGGATGAGTTCGTGGCTTGCCTGACGAACCCGTACGCCGCTGCACTTGACTACGCGAATCTGTGCAACGGCGATGAATCCGGCCAGAAGATATCCCTCTTGTTCAACCCGCACAGACTCCAGACGCGCGGAGGAGATGGAGGGCCGAGCATCTACGAGTCGTTAAACAATGGATCGTCATTTATAGCGGGGTTGGCGCGCGCATCCATTTTTAAGAATGGCTTAGTGAATGAATTACTATACCAGATCATTCAATTAGGAGTGAACGGTGTAAGCTACGTCAATGAATTTCCACCGCACAAAGCACGCGATTTAGCGATCCAATACGGATGCTCGCGCCGCTCGCTGGTGCTCGATCCATGCGGCGGTTGGGGCTGCCGAATGCTTGGCGTATCAACGATTTGCGACCGATACTGCTGCTGTGAACCCTCAACAAGAACCGCGAATGGATTACAGAATCTTCGTAATTTCATCAAGCGGTTTCGGCCAGAGTTTGACGCAGAGATTTTTATTTGTCCGTTTGAGGAACACCTTGTCAGCGAAAACTGTTACGATTTTGCGCTGACTTCACCGCCGTATTATGACACTGAGAAGTATAGCGACGAGCCGACTAATTCCCTTAACAAGTTTAAGTCATACGCCGAATGGCGCGATGGATTCTACGCGCCACTGATCCACCAAACAATGGCCGCGCTGAAGCCTGAATCCTGTTTCGTCTTAAACATCGGTTCGCGGAAGTATCCACTAAGCGCGGATCTGTTCAAAATCTGCAAGGGTGTTTATGCCGTGAGCAAAATCGACTGCGCTTTGTCAGGTGTCGGCGGACTCGGCAAGAGCGGCGAAGGTGAGACGTTTTACGAGATCCGAAAGGCTGGCCGCTGATGCGCTGGATCAAGCACATGACGGCGGCCCGTTCTGACAAAGCGATGGCGCTGGTTTCGGAGATTCACGGGCCGGTCGCAATCGGCATCTATTGGGGGCTGATCGAGGAGATCGCAGGACCGATGGAACCGGGCAAGATGACTTCATCCGCCTCACATTCAGTTGCGAAATGGGCGTCAATCCTCGACACAAGTTCGAGAACTTTTACGAAGATTTGCAAGAGTTTGCAAACTGAATCGTTGATTTTTTGCGAAACGATTGGAGATCGGTTGACAATCTCAATCCCTAACATATTGAAATATAAGGACGAGTACGCAAGAAAGTCCGGACAAACTCAGGAGCAAGAGCAGAAGCAGATTAGAGCAGATACAGAACAGATACAGAACAGAGCGCCTGAACCGGAACCGCCTGCGGCGGACGTGTTGGTCTTGGCTGCGCCGGAACCGAAACCGAAACGGCATCCGAAAGCGGCGAAGTCAGAACCTCTGCCGTACTCGGATGAGTTCCTGGAGTTTTACAATCTCTACCCGAAGGCGACGACGAAAGCGGAAGCGTTCGAGTGGTACCGGGAGAATATCAAAAACGGGCAGCACGCCGAAGTTATGGCTGGGCTGCGGGCGGCTATGCCGATGCTCATGGCGTCTGAGGAGAATTATCGTCCCGACCCCATTCGTTGGCTAAGGAAGCGTCGATTTGAAGATTACGGACATGCTCCGATCCCATCGGCTGGTGGCAACGGCAAGCCCGATCACGGTGTCAAGCCGAGGCTTGATTTCCACGTCGCCGCGCCACGGCCAGCCAATGCGGAGATACCGAAGTTTGAGATTCCGAAGGTTGGCAAGGCATGATTCCCGAAGACCGTCCGCTGCCTTCCAATCCGAACGTTGAGCGAATCGTGCTTGGGACAATCCTGATGGACGGGAGGCGGTATCTAGACTGCGATTCGTTGACGCCTGACGACTTCAGCGTATCGGACCATCGGACAGTCTGGCGGCGCATGACGGATCTGTTCCAGGCGCAAGCGCTAATCGACATCACGACCGTCTACAACGAACTCGGCCGGCGGCGGGAATTAGAGTCGATTGAGAAGATCAGCTTCCTGTCCGACCTGACCGCAAGCGATGCGGGTGGAGACCGTCTTCCTGCGTATGTGGACATCTTGCGGGAGAAATCAAGATTGCGCCAAGTGATTCGATGCGCCAATGCCGCGATGAATCAATCGTTCATGGGGGAGTCGGATTCGGATTCGATCCTCCATTCGTTATCGCAATCGATACAGGAGATCGGCAAAGACGGTCCAGGCAAGGGCTTGCTATTCGCTCAGGAGGTAATCGATGCTGCGCCGGGCGGCCTGGACGGCATACTGAACCCGCAACACAGCGGGCAATGGACGCTGAGCGGCTTCGACGACCTGGACGACCTGACGGGCGGCTTCGGGCCGGGGCAATTGATCGTGGTCGGTGGCAGGCCCGGAATGGGAAAGTCGGCCTTGCTCGGCAACATCGCAGCTAATATCGCACTAGCGACCGAGCCGAAAACCGTGGCGATATTCTCGCTTGAGATGCGGCGGGCGGCAGTGATCGCCCGCATGATCGCCGCTGACTCGAATGTGAGCTTGTCGAAAGTCCATGCGCAATTGATCGGCTTTGACGAGCGGGCGCGGCTGACCGACAGCTCGGCGCGGATCTACGAAGCGCCGATTGTTATTGACGACACCCCGGCGGCTTCGCTCGTGGACATCCGCTGCAAGGTTCAACGGCTGCAGGCGGGCTTGACGACGGCCGGCAAACCTCCGCTCGCCCTGGTTGGCGTCGATTACCTGCAACTCATGCCGATAGTCGGTGAGCGGCGCAACGGCAGCCGTGAGCAGGACGTGAGCGCACTGTCACGCGGCCTGAAACTGCTGGCGAAAGAATTTGAGGTCACGGTTATGGCGCTCGCGCAACTGAGCCGCAAGCCGGAAGACCGCGAGGACCATGAGCCGCGCATGAGCGATCTGAGGGAATCGGGGGCCATCGAGAACGACGCGGACGTGATCCTGTTCCCTTACCGGCCTGAGGTTTACCATCCCGACCGGGAGGACTTGAAAGGAGCGGCGGAACTGATCGTGGCGAAGCAGCGCGACGGCAAAACTGGCAAGGTGCATCTGGTTTGGTTCGATGAGTTTACGCGGTTTGTAAGTCAGAGTTGGAGGAGAGAGCAATGAGGAAATGGGGCAATTGGACCGAAGACGGAGCGGTACTAGTCCACCGCAAGAACGGCGGCAGGGTGTCGGTTTCGCTAGTGCGCGACTTGAAAGACATTCCAGCCGCAATGGAGGTCGCCTACAACCTGCACGCGATCGGGCCGATGGACCTGATCCACCTGGCGGCGGCGCTGATTGAGATCGTCGGGGAGCGGAAGGCATGAGCGGTTATCAGGCGTTCTTGCAAGCCAAAGCGCAAGAGGGAACGCGGTCGGGGTTCAAACCAGTTTGGATTCCGGGTTGCATGTTCGATTTTCAAGCCAAACTCGTTCAATGGAACATCGAGATGGGGCGGTCCTTGGATGCTGCCGATTGCGGATTGGGCAAGACGCTCATTGAACTGGTTTGGGGCGAAAATGTAGTTCGCCACACAAACAAGCCGGTGCTACACCTGACGCCGCTTGCGGTTGCGCAGCAGACCATTCGCGAGGCCGAAAAGTTTGGAATCGAAGCGCATCGTTCGAACGACGGCAAGGTGTATCCAGGAATCAACGTCACCAACTACGAAAAGCTCCACCATTTCTCGCCGTCCGATTTCGCGGGTGTAGTCTGCGACGAAAGCTCGGCGATCAAAGCGTTCAACGGCCAGCGGCGCGCGCAGGTAACCGAGTTCCTTCGCACCATCCCATACCGGCAACTTGCCACAGCTACCGCCGCGCCGAACGATTACATCGAACTTGGGACCTCCTGCGAAGCTCTGGGCGTCATGGGGCAAGTCGACATGCTGAATCGCTTTTTTAAAAACGATCAGAACACTAGTGACATGCGGCAGATGGTTCGACATGCACCGTCTCAAGGCGGTCCGTCCAGCGCCGGGTGGAGATTCAAGGGGCACGCCGAAATCCCGTTCTGGAGATTCGTATGTGGATGGGCGCGTGCTGGCCGGCGTCCTTCGGACTTTGGTCCGTTTTCAGATGAGCGATTTGTTTTGCCGCCCCTGATTGAGAGAGAGCGCATCGTAGAGACGCGCACTCTTGCTGATGGATGGCTGATTCCTCATGCCGCTACCAACATGGCGGAGGAGCGAGAGGAACGACGCAGAACCATCGTGGAACGTTGCGAAATGGCGGCAGAGTTGACGGCCAGCACAGGACAACCGTTTGTCATGTGGTGCCACCTAAACCCGGAAGGCGACTTACTGGAAAAGCTAATGCCCGACGCCGTACAGGTAGCCGGGTGCGACCCAGATGAGGCCAAGGAAGAAGCCTACGAGGCGTTTTCGTCTGGGCAGGCCCGAGGCATCATAACGAAGCAAAAGATTGGCGGATGGGGATTGAATTGGCAGCATTGCGCTCATGTTCTGGAGTTCGCATCGCACTCGTTTGAGCAGCACTATCAGGGCGTCCGGAGATGCTGGAGATTTGGCCAGACGAAGCCCGTCATTAACGATCTGATAGCTACAGAGGGAGAGCGCGGAGCTAGTCTTAACATGCGGCGCAAGAGCGAGAACGCCGATCAGATGTTCACCCGGATTGTTCAGCACATGAATGAGTCCATTCGGCTTGATTCAGGCTACAAATTTGAAAAAAACGTGGAAGTACCGGAATGGCTGTAATTAAACAGAAGATCACGGATCGCTATGCGATCTATAACGGGGATTGCTTGGAGGTTTTACCGAAGCTTCCCGAAGGATGCGTTCATTTGTCGGTCTACTCGCCGCCTTTCGCGACTGAGAACGGAGGCGCTCTTTATCACTACAGTTCGTCAGAGCGGGACTTCTCCAATGCCCGGACATACGAGGAGTTTTTCGAGCACTACGAGTTTTTGGTGCGGGAGTTGTATCGCGTTACGATGCCCGGACGCATGACCATAGTGCATTGCATGGACGTGCCAAGCGGAAACACAGGCTGCGACCACTACACCGACTTTCCTGGCGACATTATCCGTCTGCATAAGAAGTGCGGGTTTGGAATGGCCTCTCCGCGCATCACGATCTGGAAAGAGCCGTTGACTGTGCGCAACCGAACACTGACCAAGGCGCTCGCTCACAAAACGATTGTGGACGATTCCTGCGACTGCTCGGTGGCCGGTGCCGATTATCTGTTGATCTTCCGGCGCAAGGGCGATAACCCTGTTCCCGTCACTCACGAGAGAGGGTTGATGCACTACGCCGGAGAGCGGCAGATGCCATCCGAATTGCTTCGCTATCGGGGATGGACAGGCAGCCAGATTGAGAATCGGTATTCTCACTGGATTTGGAGACAGTATGCGTCTTCGGTTTGGGATGACATTCGAGGCAACACAGGAACCCGAGCGGCTGGCGTGCTTCCCTATCGCGAAGCCCGCGACGAAGAGGACGAGAAGCACCTGCACCCGCTGCAATTGGATGTGATTGAGCGTTGCGTCACGCTGTGGAGCAATCCAGGGGAGACCGTGTTCACACCATTCGCGGGAGTCGGCTCAGAATTGGCGGCTGCTTTGGAGAACGGTCGCCGTGCTATCGGAGTGGAATTGAAGCCATCGTATTACCGGCAAGCCCTAGTCAACCTAGCCGAAGTGGTCGCGCATGGATTACGCAACGATGACGATCAGGAAACCCTAGCATTCGATCAGGAATTGGAAGATGAGCCATCGCTTGACGGGGATTGACCGCTGTATTGCGGAGCAAACTTACGCCCGCGCCTACCTTGACAGCGATGGTCCCGACAAGGCAGGCGCGTGGGCGGGGCTGTGCGATTGGCTTTGCGAGGAATGCTTTTTGAGACTGGAGGCGCGAGATGAAAACAGCGGAAGAAGTAGCGGCGATGAGCTACCTGGATAAGGCGCTTTACATCGCAGAAACGCTGACACTCGTCAATCGCGAGAACATCGAACTGCGACAGGAACTTGCGGCGGCGAAGCGGGAATCTTCGGCCACACTGATTCGGGCGCTTGAGCCAGTAATTGCCATTATCGACGAAGCTTCGAAGGGGACCGAAGATCCAGACGCAGATGTCCGCTTTGGATATGACGGTGAAAAGACTGGTTATTTGCGGTGGGGCTATAAGTTTGAGTTGCGCGATGCGATGGTGGCGCTGACGACAGCGGCGAAGCGGCAGATTGAGGCGCTGCGGGCGAAAGGGAAGAAGTGAAATACATCTCGCTCTTTTCCGGGATCGAAGCCGCATCGGTCGCATGGGCGCCGCTCGGATGGGAACCTATCGCCTTCGCTGAAATCGAGCCGTTTCCGTGCGCGGTCCTGAGGCACCATTACCCCGGTGTGCCGAACTTGGGGGATGTGACCGCTCCAGATTTCTGTGACCGCGCAAAGGAATTGCTCAATGGACCAGCTCTCGATGTTCTCATCTTCGGATCTCCCTGCCAAGGATTCTCCGTCGCCGGAAAGCGTCTCGGCTTGGATGACCCGCGCTCTAACCTGGCGCTCCACGCCCTTAGAATTTGCCGCCAGCTTGCTCCGGCCTGGATCGTCTTCGAGAACGTCCCTGGCCTGTTTTCCTGCTGGTCCGGTGCTCCGCAAAGTCCGGGAAGAGTGGACGTTGAATCCGCAGACGGGGGAACCCTTGTGCGCGAATTCATCGAATCAAGTGACTTCGCCGAGTTCCTTCGAAACGTTCAGGAGTGCGGGTATTCTGGCGCATGGAAAATTGATGACGCTCAGTTTGCCGGCTTGGCACAGCGACGCGAGCGTGTGTTCTTTGTCGGAAATTCTGGAGACTGGCGCCGTGCCGCAGCGGTACTTCTTGAGCCCGAAAGCCTGTGCGGGTATCCTCCGGCGCGCAAAGAAGCGGGGCAAAGAGTTACCGGAAGCCTTAGCGCGCGCACTACGGGCGGTGGTGGCCTTGGGACCGACTTCGATCTAGGGGGGGGCATCCAACCGTGCCGGCGTTGACGAGGAGAATGAGCACCGATGAAAACCACGGATACCTACACGCCACCGATCGCCATGTGCCTGAACGGGGGGGGCATGAATAGAATCGACGGCGAGAGCGAGACGTTTGTTGCTTGCGCGGTCCAGGAAGACAGCCAGAATGGCATCATCCTCTCCGATGCAGCTGGCAGTCTGCGGTCTAACGCTCCAGGAACGCAGCCGTGCGGCACGCTCGCGATGGTTGCGCATTCGCTTCGCGCCGATGGCTTCGACGCCAGCGAGGACGGGACGGGGCGCGGGACGCCTTTAGTACCAGTGGCGTTTTCGTGTAAAGACTCTGGCGCGGATTCCGGCGAACTTGCTCTCACGCTGCGCTCGATGGGCCACGACGGGAGCCACGCGAATGCGGGCGGACAGCTTGCCATCGCATTCGACCCCCGCTTCGTCCGCAACGGCCGCGGCGCACCGGATGAGATCACTGCCCCACTGAAAGCCGAAAGTGGCCGGGCAGGCAAGGGCGATGGGGCAACATGCGTAGCAACGCAGATGGCAGTGAGGCGGCTTACGCCGCGCGAGTGCGAGCGGTTGCAGGGGTTCCCCGACGATTACACGGCCATCATGGTTAAGGGCAAGCCAGCGGCAGACGGGCCACGGTACAAAGCGCTCGGGAACAGCATGGCGGTCCCGTGTATCCGCTGGATTGGTGAGCGGATCGAGATGGTGGAGTCGATGAAATGAAAACCAAATGCTTCAATTTGGTCCGGCACTCTGGCCGCCATTGCGCCGACGGGAAATGTGAGGCGGAGCTAATCCAGCGCCCCGCTGAAAGCGACTACGATTTTTCGCGGCGAGTCTACTGCGGAGCCTGCGAGCGCATCAAGCGGAAGGCGCGCCGCGAGGCTGTGGATTGGCCCCACGCGGTCGCGGAGGCGTTGGGTGGGCATGGAGCCGATCCGGTAGCCTCCGACGCGCCTACGGGCAACGAGGGCCAGGTGGATCAGTTCGCCAGATGTGCCGGGGATTGCGCGGCCGGAGGCGGCTGTGCGGATGCGTGCCCAGTGCGTTGAAAAAGATTTGTCCATGGATTTAGAAGGAAAAAATGAAACCAATCAACACGAATAAGATTCAAGGCTCCCATACGGGAAGCCTTCACGCCAACAGTGGATCGAGGGAGGAAACCAAATTGCTTCCCGAAACGGATGGCCCATGCTCCGAAATCGGGGCGCTCATCAACGAAATGTCGCAAGCCCACGATTGGCTGCTCAACGATCTCCGCGAATTGCGGGAGTCTTTGGGATTGATACTCGCTCCTCCGGCGCCGGAGGCGAAGGTGTGCGAAAGAGATGTCGTTGCGAGCCCTCTCGGGTCTTGGATTCAGGCCCAGATTGGGCTCGCAAACGAAGCGCGGCAGATTGTCATAGAAATCAAAGCTCGCTCGCGGCTGTAGCGTGATCAAAGGCGGGAGTTTGGCACGCTCCCGCCTTTGTTTTGCGCCGGTTCGGGTTGTCGGGGCACAGGTGCCTGTGCTTGCGCATGTCCGCCACCCCGAACGGCTTAGCACAGCACGGACACGGCTTGAGGATCTTGGTGTAAACCCGCCTCCCGGCCATGATGCGCCCATATTCGGCGGGGCCGTCCGGGCGCGAGATTAGCTCGGCGGCAAGCTCCGGCGTGGAAAAGTCCCATAGGTTCACGGATTGTTTTCTCCTTGTGGCGGGAATTCCACCCGCCTAATTCCAATTTCTATAATGCGGCCCCGTCCCCGTCCCCGGCCCCGTCCCCGGCCCCGTCCCCGTACCCGTACCCGTACCCGTACCCGGCCCCGTCCCCGGCCCCGTACCCGTACCCGTACCCGTCCCCGTACCCGTACCCGTACCCGGACCCGTCCCCGGACCCGTCCCCGTACCCGTCCCCGTACCCGTCCCCGTACCCGTCCCCGTACCCGGACCCGTACCCGTCCCCGTCCCCGTACCGGGACCCCTTAATTACGCCTTGAAGGCGCTGAAGCTTTGCAAGCATTTCTCCGCCTCCATTGTGGTAGGAATGATCTCAATCACGCCCGTAAGTGCATTGCTTACAACCTCACACGACATCTTGCCGCTGCCGATTCCCGCTAATGCAATCTCGGAACACGATAGCGTTTTTCCATCGTTCCAGCTCCAGATGCGGCGAGTGCGCGTGAGGATTGCTTCGCCCTCACCCGCTGAATGCAGGATGCCGACATGCACTCCCGCCGAATAGGTGCGCACAACGACATATTTCCCGACAAACGGATGGACGGCGGGCTGCATTGGTTGCGCGACCGGAAACATCTTGGCCAACTCGCGAGCTTGGCCGATAGTCAAATCGTCAAGATTCATGGTTCTCCTTCTATTCGTGGGCTCATGCCCGCGCCTATCGGCCCCGCGAGAGACCTCAAGGTGCGATCACGGGCGGCTCAGCAGCTCGTCGGCAAGCTCGTAGGTGGGGATGGCGGAGAGGTTCATGGCTATTCGTCCCTGTTGTCGGTCCAATAGCAAGCAACGCGCCGATTACGACTCAGCGACGTGCCTCCGCATTGGCACTGACCACGAGCGGCCATCGTTAGCAGCGCTTCGGAGATTGCGGCTTTAGGCGTAGCGTGGAACCATTTCTTGATTTCCTTTTCGCGCATCGGGTCGCGTCGGCGGGACAGCAGTCCGCCTATCACATTGGTAATCGAGTTAGGATCTTTCACCGCACTCCAATCTATCGCGCGCCGCCAATCTGCACGTGTGGCTCTCATCTCAATTTCTCCTCTATCCCAATTTCTTGCCGCGCGAGTGCCCCTACGGCTTGACGATACCCAGCCCAACGGCGAGCGCCAGCATGCAGATGCATCCGAGGGCGATAAAGGCCGTGGCGACGCAGAGTTTCTCGATGCGGCCGGCATCCCAGTTGCGGGAGCGGCCGATCTCGGAAAAGTGGGCGAAATTGCGGTAATTGTTCATGGGTTTCTCCTCGCGGCGGGGCCGCTACACGCTCGCTCTCAAATCCACGATGATGTTGCGGTCGTAGTCGCTGCCAACCACTGCAAGGTGGTAGCCGTCGCGCTCCCCAAATGTCCCGCCACATACGCATCCCTTATTGCCGCAAAGGGCCTTGCGGATGCGCATCTGAGCAGCGCGGCTGATCGAGTGATAGCCCTTGTTCCGCCCCGTGGTGATAGCCTGCGGGATTACGTGAGCCTCAGTATTATGGAAACTGTTAGTGAGCGTAATGGTTTTCATCTCGTTTCTCCCTCTCCCTCTCGAATCTTGCTTACAATCTAAGATTACGGCATTATGGCACACGATGCAAGAGTATTTCGAGGATGGAATGAAGATAAATTATACACGAAGGCGAAGCAAAACCTTAGCGTGCGGATTGAATGGATTTAAGGGCTTGACGCCAGGATAAAGAGAGCGTAAAGTGTTCTTTGATCCAGACATTCTGAGCCCCAAACGGGGAAGATCCGCCCGCGCCACAAGTTCGCCTACCCAAAAATGGCAGATAGAGCATCCCTCCTCACAGCGCTCCGCCGCACTGCTCGGCGAGAGCTAAGTATCAATCTTTTCATCGCGGGGAAGGCTAAATCCATTCCCGCCGATGCGGCGCTCGTACTGCTCGCAGACGAGCCTGAGGGCTGGGATTGGGAGGGCACGGCACAGCGAGTGCGAACGATGTGGCCGGCGCCGTTGCGCATTAGGCACATACCCAGCAGGCCGCTTACTGAGTGGGAATCGCTCGATCCGCAGTACAAGATCGGTAGGCCAATCCTACAGCCATTCGCCCCGGGCCGAACCCTCACCACATGTTATTGAGTTTGGCCGCCCCTCTCGCGACGAGCCCTCACCCACGTTAACCCCATGGCTTTTGTACGCAGATAGCGGCCATTGATTGTGCGCGCAGAGTGCCGCCTGGGTCAGGA